GGGCCAGCCGTGGTAACTCCGTTTGTGGTAAACGTGTTGCCAGTGGTGGTGGCCCGAAACCGCAAGTTTGTGGTGTACGTGCCGGATAGAGTGAACACAAAATTTGTGGCAGGCCATGTCATGCTGCCATAGCAGTCCAAGCACCCTGTGCTGCCAAGATCAAGGGTCATGGTGCCATCAAGCGCACCGCCAGCCCCACCGGTGGTGAAGTTAGCGCAAGACGATGGTACTGATGTTGTGCCGGTGACGGTGACGGTAAACGGGTTCGTGCCGGTGTTCGACCCGGCATCGAAGATCACATCATCAGCAGAGGTGGGCACGCCAGCCCCGCCCGCGCCACCGGACGAAGATGCCCAGTTCGTGGTCGAGGTTGCGTCCCAGTTTCCAGAGCCACCGACCCAGTAGTACGTTGCCATTGCTTACTCCAGAACTTCAACCGGCGGCTCCTCGACCGGAGTGGTGACGAGCGCATACCAAGCATCAAACCGGGCCTGTTTCATGGCTTCGATATCTGCCTGCGTGAAGTCGTTGTCATCAGGCAAAACGATGGCGTCAACAAACACAAAGCCGTCCCGCTCCATACTGTAGTCGATGGTGACCATATCAGTAGATTCTGAGCAGGTTCGTGGCGGTAGTATCACTGGCCCACACGCGGATGACCTGTACGGGGATCACTTGGCCCGCTTGCAGGCCAATAAACACCGTGTTGTCACCCTGTGCGGTTGTTACCTTGACATTCCCCGAGCTGCCAACATAGATGACAGACGGGGTTGCCAAGTTAACGGTATCGCTGTTGGTAAACGTGGTCGCACCCCCCGGAAACATCGGGAAGGTGGGACTGTAGTTTGTTTGTCCCATGACCGGCTCCCGTTAGACTTCGCGTGCAGTCTGATACATCGTGCCATCAGAATTGCGGACCACGTACTCGACGATCAGCACGCCAGCGCCAACGTCAGAGATGCCCTGAGCAACAGTGTAGGTCACGAACTTGTCGGTCGTGCCAGTGTTTGCGACCAAAGCAGCGGCTGCAGTGGTGGAGGCGATGGTGAACTGATAGGCCCCGGCGGTGGTCACCGTCAAAGCAGCGGTCACAGCGGTGCCGCCAATCGACAGAGTGATCGTCGTTGCAGCGCCAAAAGCCGTAGTGGTGATGAAGCGGAAGGCCGTAATCAACGTACCAGCAGGCATCACAAACGCGTTGCTGTCGTCAGCATCGTCAAAAGCGACGGTCTTGGTCTGAACGACTTGAGTTGCGCCAGTGTTGCGGGTGGTGGCGGCGGTCGTGCCGGTGGTGTAACGGTTGGTGCCCAGAAGCCACGGGCCCAGATGAGTAGCGATTCCCATTTTGGTTCCTCACATGCGAGTTGTGGAGTATCTATCTGCATGTCGTCCAGCCGGGACTGGTTAGATACTCCGGTGACCCCGGAATGATTGCAATATACCTGATTTTGAGAAAAAGAAAAGGGGCCGAAGCCCCCTTTCTTTACGTCGATCAGGACGAACCGGGTGAGCCGAAGATGCCCAGAGGATCGCTGACGCCGAAGCTGTAACGCTCACGGGCCTTGTAACGGACGTTGCCGGTGTCGAAGTCTCCATCCATGCTGTTTTGCAGCGGGGTGCGGACGAAGTGCTTCAGACCGTTTGGCACGTCGGTGATCAGGAACCAAGCGTTGGGATCGGTCAGGTAGTGGTTGACCGTGTAACCCTCAGGGATGGAACCATTGTTCTTCAGAGCGTTGATGTCGTTGTCGGTAGTACCAACGCGCAGCTCGGTTTCGAGCAGGCGGGTAGCGACGAACATCAGGCTCGGAGGAACCACCAGTTTGCGCGGCTTGGCGGCAATCAGCAGGCTGCGTTCGTCGGTCCAAGCGGCGATCTGGATAACGGCGTTCTCAAGAGAAGTTTCGTTCAGATCAGCGCCGGTCGTCGGACGGTTGCTGTTGGTGCCACCAGACACCAGCGGGTGGGCGGTCGAGCACAGAACTTGACCGTCACCGTAGGTAGGACCACCGGTGAAAGCGTTGTTCAGCACATAAGCGCCTTTGACCTGCTTGGTGTAAGCCATAGCACGGGCCAGAGCCTTGGTGTAGCGCGAAGACAGAGAGTCGTACAGGTTGTCTTCGATCGCCTCTTCGGTGATCGCAAAACCCATAGCGATGGTCTCGTGAGTGTACCGAGCGGTAAATGCTTCTTGCGCGTTGTCGTACTGGATCGCAGAACCTTCGTTCTTGACCGGTGCGGCGCTGAAGCCTGACAGCTTGGTTTCTTCTTCAAAGCTACGCTCCGAGCTCTCGGTTTCGTAGATTTCCTTGTGCTCCTCGCCGTACTTTGCGTACTCAAGACCGAACAGTGCGTTCAGACCCGGCAGGAGTTCTTTCAGTAGTTGGGCACGTGAAATTGCCATGATTTACTCCTTAGGTGCCAGTAGTACTGTCGTACTGGTGGAGGTTGAACTTAACCAAGAACTCGAAATAGGTCGTGGTCGAAACGCTGGCCAGATTGCTGGCAGTGTCAGGCACCACGTCTACCACGCGAATTGGCAGGGTGTTGGTCGTGTTGGACGAGGAACCGTCGATGCCGTAAGCGGAATCGCCAGTGATCGTCGAACCTGCGCCAGCGACCAGAGCAACGTTGGAACCAACGATGTTGCGGTCATAAGCGGCAGGCGTGGTCGAGCCAGCGGTCGTTGCGGCAACGCGGAAAACCGCGTTCGGATCATCCACCACATAGGCGAACGCCAGATTGCTGGTGGTCGAGGCTGCTGCCGGGTACGCTTGACCTTGCACGGTTTGACCTTGCGAGTTCACGAACTGACAGCCAACCAGAACACCAACGGAAGCGCCGGTATCGGTGGCAGTTTTGGCGATGATGTAGCCGTTTGAAAGGGCCACAGTGTCGCCGTTGAGGATTGCAGTGGCGTAGCCAGCGGCAACCGGGATTTGACGGATCGCTCCGGCGTAGGGTAGGCCGTCCAGTCGATTGACCGGGCGGAAGCCATACGTCTTATCAATGGTCGGGTATGCCATTTGAAGACTCCAAAAAGTTAAATGCCTTTGCCAAAAGTGACTTTCGTGGACCGCTCTTTGAAGAGAGGCATACGAGCGTCATTTTCTCGCATGAAGGTGTTGTCAACTGAATTCATCTGAGCTTCCGCTTGACTGCGGTAGTACTCGTCACGCTGTCCAGTCAACTCCACGGGTGTTTTGCAAAGGAGCAGTCCACCAACCTCAATGCTGTCGGGAAACCGCGATTGGCCTCCACTGAACAGGCGAATTTCGGGGTGTTCCGACGCCTTCACGGGCTCCCAGCCCTCGCGTAATTTTCCAGAAATGTTCGTGGCATCGTCTTTGCCAAGCGTTGAAATGCGAATCCAGCGGAACGCATAGCCCTCTTCCGGGTTTGGATCGGGCAGAAGCTGGGGCGGCATCCACTTCTTCGGTCGCTCTGCAGCGTCACGGTTTTGAAGGGAACGCGGTTCACGCACTTGATCTTGTTCAGTCTTAGCCATTTTCATTTCCTCATTTCATCCGCAACCTTGCGAGCATAGAGTTCCAACGGAACACCTAGCCGTTTGGCGATTTCGACCTGCGTCTTCGTAAGCACGATCTTTTTGGGCGCTGTGCTTCTTGTCGCGGGCGCAACATTCGACTTTTTGGGGGGCGAAGTGGACGCATCCGCCGGCTTCTCTGAATCGAATGCTTCAGGGAAACGCTCCCGCATTTCTTGGTCAATACGCCTGTAGTAGGCCTCTGACCCAGCGGTAACTCCTTCGGCAACCAAATCCTCGTGCAATCCAAGCGCAAACGCTGTCATACGCTTGTTAGGTCCAAACCACTGATTTTGTTCTTGCCAAGCAAGCAGTTTGGGGTCTCTTTGCACAGGTTGTGGTGCCTGTACCTCGGTTTTTACAGGAGTTTCTTGTTCCTGTAAAGAGGGTGGCTTGAAGCTGGCAATTCTCTCGGCCCGCATCTTTGCGGTCGTAAGCTCTTCCTGAGCCGAAACAAGGGCGTCCGAGTCGCCAGACTCGTATGCCGCTTTGTATTTGGCTTTTGCCTGCTCCAAATCGTTCGCAATGTTCTTTTTTGCCTGCTCCAGCAAGGCCGTTTGATTCGAACTCAGAGAGCCTTTGAGCTTCTTGTTCTCCTCAATGATTGCCTCGGCCAAACGCAGAGCTTCTTCGCGCTCACGCAATGCCGCTTCCTTGGCCCGGCGTTCCTCGTGGTAGCCCTTGGTGAAGTGCTGGATGCGCTTTCGCACGCTCTCGTCGTACTTGGCCAACTCATCATCAGCCATCTCTTTTGGCGGCTCCTCCATAGGCTTGCGCCCACGGTCCGCCATAGGAGTGTCGTCAACAACCTCAATCTCAGGCTTGCTGTCGTCATCCTTATCATTGGCCTCAACAACGGCACCGCCTTTGCGAGGGTTATCTTTCTCCTCGTCAGGGAAAGTGAACTCGACTTTTTCAATTTCAGCCATGATTCACCTCACGCACGAGAGATGCCGCGGGGATCTTGCACAACGGCCTCCACGCTGTCATCGTTGATGATCCGGAATTCACGGCCGTGGATCTTGATCCGTGTGCCAGTGTTTGGCCGCACAAGAACAAAATCTCCAACCCTGCAGGACGGTCCGCTCGGGAATCGCTTTTCATCCTTGTAGGCGTCGGGCCCCATCTTGACAACAAACAACACAGGCGAGAGCACCTCTTCAAAGTGCATCGTCTGTCCGGCCTTGATGAGACCGCTGTCGTATTGCTCCTCGATTTCAGGCAGAACGCAAAGGAGATGGTAGGTAGCCGGATCTGGCAATTGCTTTGCCTTGTCTTCTGACTCTTTGTTCAGAATGTTCGACAAATCAACGGCCGAGGCCAAGTTAAGATCACTCATCGTCATCGTCTTTCAGTTTACGCACGAGGTCGGCAATTTCTCGTTGTGCGGTCTGCAGACCTCGGATCACTCCGCACAACTCTTTGTAGGCGGCAAAGTCGTTTGCCGTACCGCCAACCAAAGCCTCTGAATGACTTTTGACTTGCTCTTCAATCTTCTTGTTGAGCAGATCCAGTACCTGTATTTCCATCAATCTCCTTTACGTCCCGACGTAGGCGCAGTCGGCTTGGATAATGACTGCAGCAGTTTTTGTTGAGCCTTGAAGGCGGCATCAGCACGTTGCTGCTCCATCTTCTGCTCAAACAACTGCTGCTCTTGGCTCATCTCAAGAGCGTGCTTTTGCTGGCTTTGAACCATCTCTTGCTGCGCCCTTGCGGCAGCTATGGCCGGATCTTCTCCAACCCTGCTGGCAACTTCTTGAGCCTTGAGTTGCAATTCCTGTTGCTTGATCGCCAGATCGCCCTGCACCTTTTGCGCCTTGGTCTGCGCCTCTTGTGCGCGAATCTGCAGCTCTGCCTGCTGCATCTGGACAATCGGGTCTTGAGCGACCTGCTGGGCCTGCTTTTGAGCGGCCTCACCTTGATGAATTTGGGTCAACTGCTGCGCAGCTTCGGCCGTCAACTTTGACAATTGAACCTCGACCTGCTCGGGCATGTCAGTATTGGGCGAAGGCAAAGTAACGCCGAGTCTCTGCTCAAGCTGCTGACGATATTGGAATGCCACATGCTCTGCAATGTGCGCCATCATCGCCGCTTGAATTTGCTGGGCCATCGGGTTCTGCCCAATCTGACCCATGATCATCGGGTCCTGCATCATCGAAGTATGAACAGCAATGTGCGCCGCATGGTCTTGGTAAATGAATGCCTTGGTCGGCTTGCCGGTCAGGAAAGCCATGTTCTCGCTCACCGGGTCACGAGGCTTCATGTCATCTTCGATTGGCACCAGCTTGTCTGCGTTCTTGATGCCCAGCACCTCGATCATCTGTCGGTGCAACTGTGGCAAGTCGTAAATCTGCGGGGCCTGCTGCGCCAACTGGATCACAGCCTGATACTGCATGATCCTCTGAGCCATCGTGGCGCTGTTGGGGTCGGACACGGGGATAACCTCCACCATGTCGTAGTCAGACTGCTTGGCCCGGCGGTTACCACTCTCAGGGTCATAGCCATACTCGGTCGGAGCATGGTCACGAATGATGTCGCGCAACAGCTTGAACTCTTGGCGCATCGAATAATGCACCCGAGCCTGCACAGCAGACATTGTTTTGAGCTGCCGCTCCAGCAAAGCCAGCGTAGTGCCCACCGGAGCGTTGGCACTCATGTCGCTGATCTTCATGTCAGCAATCGAGCCCAGCCTCCTGCCCTCTTCTGTGATCCTCTCAAGCAGCCCGGCAAGAACTTGGCTCGGCTCCTTGTACGGCAGGGGCATGATGTTGTCACGCACGCTGCCCGAGGGCACATCTACATCACGGAACTCGCCCGGAGCGATCGGCGTATCGTCGCCCTTGATGCGCAGGCCGCGAGACTTCAGGCCACCGGGCAGGTTCGACAGTGTGCCGGCGTCAACAAGCTGCCGAATAATTGAAGTTCCGGCCCTCGCATACCCGCCAATCAGGTGGATATAGCCAAATCCATAGGGACCAAAGCCCGGCACATAGCAGTAATCGACGTAGTGCTGCCGCTTGAGGCGTTTGTCGTCCGTTTCCTTCCAGTTTCTGTAGATCGACAGCACCTTGTTTGTCGTTCTGTCCACAGAAATGATGTACGGCAGGGCAATCCCATCCTTGTCTTCAAAGCCGGGCAGGTCCCACTCAACATTGGCCTCAAAAATCGTGTACCTGTTGTCCTCGTTGAGGCTGTAGCCCTGCTCTTCGGCCTTCTTTTTCTCAATGTCAGAGTGAAAAGTGACCGGCTCACCGAGGTCAACATCACGATAAAAGCCATCGACCTGCAGCTTCTTGATGTCGTTCTTGGTCTTGCGCATGATGTGCGTCACGCGCTCGGCCGTCCTTGCGCTCGACGCGCCATAAGGAATGATGATCTCCTCGGCCGGGATAAAAATCGCCACCTGTCGGCCAAGGTTCGGGTCAAAGTACACCTTCTTGAAGGCAGATCCCGCAAGGCCAAGGTTGAAAAGCATCCGCTCATGCTCGGGCCGGTACTCAGGCATCTCCTCGGTGAGCTGATAGTTCATGTCATCCTTGACACGCTCTGCAGCTTCTTCCTTGAGTTTGCTGATCGCCCCAACAATCTCCGTCTTGACCGGACCGCCAGCAGGGAAGGTCTCGATAATGGTCTCGCTTTGAAACCTCACCGCCGCCTCAGTCAGTAGCGTAGAGAAAACACCACAAGCCCCATCCCACGGCTCAGTGCGCTCCTCATAGCGCATCCCCAGCACTTCCAAGCCCTTGACGTACATCTCAACCCAGTCACGACGACTGTTAACGTCAGCCTCCACCAGCTCCACAATCTCATTGGCTATGGATTGCAGATCACCCTCCTCCAGATATTCGGCCAAGTTCGCATCAAATGGAATGTCCTGCGCAACCTCGGCACCGGGCATCAGATCAATCACCGTCCCATCAATGCCAATCTGAACATCGTCCGGGTTCTCAATCATGATCTCAATGGCAGGCGTGTCATCCTGAACCATGTTCTCCAGATCAAGACCAAGTGGGGCACCGCCAATACCGGGAACTATGCTGCTCGTTGCCATATCGCATCCTCAATAGAAAGCGGCCTTACGCCGAAAGGACAGGGGCTCGTCCTGTTCGTCAGATTCTAGTCTCAACAAGCCGCCTTGTCGAAACCTGAGCATCGCCTGCACCGCCGTGTCCGTCAAATCATCATGCGCCGCATTCGGGAAAGCAGCCATCTGATCAATCAACTCCCTCGCCCACCTCGTGTCCGGCGCCCACACCACGCCAGACTTGAATATGTCAGACACAGAGTTCAAACGGGAAATCTTGTCGTTTGACTGCTTGGCCGTCCCACGAACCGGCGTGTACTCACTTACCGGTATGCCCGCCTGCCTCAACTCATACACCAACGGCGCACCAGCAGCCTTCGCCTCAATAATACAAGTGTCAGGTTGCCACTCCATATACATTGACTTGGCCTTCTCCTTCAACTCAGGAAACTCCATCCGCTTTTGAAAAGCATCAAGCAAAATAATGTTCGGCGCCCTCTTGTCCTCATCCAAATAAAAAATCCCCCACGTCGTACACGCAGAAAAGTCCGACCGCTCATTCTTCGTATAAGCCGTGTCCCAACTCTGAATAATGTACTCACACGGCGGCGGATCATCCTTTTCCCACACCCTCCACCAGTCCCGCTTGACAATCGCGCCCTCCTCACCCGTAGGCTGCTGCTGGTACTGAGCATTCCACTTGTTGGCCGGCAACTCCTCCTTGAGCGCCTCCAACTCCTTCAAAGACCAAAACTCCGGCCACAACGGCTTGCCAGAGGGCATGATCGCCGGCAACTCCACAACCTCCCACTCATCGAGCCGGTCCCTCTCGGCCGCATCCTTCAAAACCCGCCCAATCAAATCACGCTCAGACCACCTCGTCGCAATAATCACTATCGCCCCATTAGGCTGCAACCGCTGCCTCGGGCCAGACGTGTACCACTCATACGACTTGTCATACACACTCGGATCATGCGCCGCTAAAGCAGCCTCCTGCTCCGTGTGCGGATCATCAATTACCACCAAATCCGCACCCCGACCAGTCATCGTGCCACCCACACCAATAGCAAAATACTCCCCATCATGGTTCGTACTCCACCGGCCAGCCGCCTTCGAATCCTGCCTCAACGTCACATTCGGAAACACCTGCGCATACTGCTCAGACATCACCAAGTTCCTCACCTTGCGACCAAACCCAACCGCCAACTCACCAGTGTTTGACGACTGCATCACCTTCTTGCCCGGAAACTTCCCCAAAAACCACGCCGGAAATAAATAAGACCCAAACTCACTCTTCGTGTGCCGCGGCGGCAACGAAATCGCCAACCTCTTTAACCTCCCAGCCGCAATGTCCTCAAACTTCTGCGCCAACACCGCATGATGCCGCCCATGCACAAATCCCGGCCACATCTTCCTCACAAACGCCATAAACGACGCCTGCCCCCTCTCCCTCTCCAACGCCATCTTGTACTCGCCCACCTGCTCCATCAACTTCTCCCTCTCATGCGCAGGCAAACCCCCCACCAACTCCTCTATATTCATCTCATATCTCCATCTCTACCTAACACATGACATTGTGGATAAACCTGTGCATAACTTTTTCAGGCAATCAAAACGCTTTGATTGAGCCCTCCTAAAAGTTCTCGTTTCGGAAAACGAAACTAACGCCAAGGTTATGAGTTTGAGAAAGTGCTTTTTTGCTTAAAAAATAAGCATGGGGCCAAGGCAGTTTAGGTACCATCACCGGGGGGGGTCTCCCTGTGGCAGGGGGTGGGGTCCAAATCCGACAAAACTTCTGATTGTTCAGGCGGGATAGTATGCGATTTGTCGCCGGGTCCCTCGCCGCCTGCTTGGGGGGTGCCCACCGGGTGGGGTGCGAGCTCGGCCAGCAACGCATCGGCGTCGGCCGCGGTCACGTCTACGGCGTCGGCATTCATGAGGGCGCGAAGCTCAGCCATGATGCGGGCGCGTGCATCTTCACTCGATTGCACCAGCCGGGTTTCCTTGCGCTCAGTGAATGCGGCCACTTCGGTTACGGTCCCCAGGGTTTTCAGGGCCTGCAGCCTGGTCGACTCTTTTACGTTGGGGTCTGTGGCCATCTCGACCAGGGAGTGCACGACAAGGGCGCGAAGGGCTGCAGGGCTTTTTATATGTTCCGCGTGCATTGCCGACTCGATTGCCGCTATTTCCCGGGCAACTGCCGGGTTTGCTGCTAGCTTGTATGGCTCTGACTTCATGGTCCGGAATGTAGTTACGTCATAGGCTTGGCGGTACGCTTCAGCTTTTGTAAGGCCATCTATTGCAATGGCCCGGGCAAACTTCTTTTGCTTTGCTGTCAGGGCTTGCCGGCCGCGAACGGCTTTTTTTGGAAACAGGGCAAGATCCGGGGCTTGTTCTATGTCTTCGGGGCGCATGGCATCCTCATATATGGGTTGACAGTATGGGGATGATACAGGGCTGCAGCGCTTCGCGCAAAGGGCGGGCCAGGCGCCGGGCGATTGTCTCAGGCTATCGGGTCCGCGTTTTCGATTAAAAAATACTCGTTGCACAGGGCTTCGCAAGACCCGCAAAACTCCCGAAAATATCCAACAGGCAACACGCCTACAACCTAACACACAGGAACAGACACTATGAACAAATCAGAGACCCGCGAAATAGTAAAACTCGCCACTTGGCATAAGGCGGGCATACCCGCCGAAATTATCGCCCGAGGATTGTCCGCACTGATCCGCGCAGCACGAACCAAGAAAAGCCGCGCCGCCCTGATGGAATACGCGCCGATTTTCGCAGTAAGCAATAACCCCGAATTCATCATTTAACCAAACCCGCCCGCCTAACCAGCGGGCACAACAGGAACCCACCACCATGACCATGAAGCAATACACCTACGAAGCAACGAACCGCAGGACCGGCCGGGTTGAACACATCCGCGCCACCGCCAGCACGCCGGACATTGCACGAGCCGCCATCGTTGATTATTACGCCGACCAATTCGACATTGCCGAACTCTACGCCGACATTGACCCGCCGCACCACACGCTGGGCGAAATTGACTGCGCCGCATAAAGGAGCCGCAACCATGAACGCATACAAAGAAAACGGATTCACCAGCCGCCGGGACTATCTCGACGACCTAGCCGACAGCACAGGGATTGACAGGGCCACCGTTTACGCGCTGGCCGACCTACTGGGCCCGAATGAAGATTTCGACGGGCTTGTAACCGCGCTGGAAGACATAGCGGAGGGTTACTAAATGACCACCGCAGACCGTATCCGCCGCGCAGCCGCCCGCCTTGCCGGGTACACCGTACAGGGCGCCGGGTTTACCGCCCGGCATCACACGCTCACCCTACGCGCCGCCCTTGCATGGGCCGCGTGCTATCCAGCCGCAACCGTGACCCGCCGCGGCCGTTTTATCGCCAGCAAGACCACCAACTAACCACAGGAGCCTAAACCATGAAAACCGCAGACTTCCACGACTTCGCCCGCGCCATTCTCGCCGCACCGCCCGCCCGCACAGCGCCCACGCTTGCCGAAAAGGTAGACCGGCTGGGCGAAATCAAAGCCGCACAGGCAGAACTTCAAACCGAATTCGACAAGATCCGCGCCGAACTCGAGGCCGCGGGACTGCCCGCCATTGACGGCCACCAGTACCGCGCCACTTTCAGCACCAGCACCCGCGACACCGTGAACTGGCAAGCAATCGCCCGCCGATTGAAAGCCAGCGCCCAATTGATCCGCGCATACACCACCACCAGCGAACCCGCGACCGCGTGCCGCGTTACCGCCCGCAAAACCACACACTAAGGGGAAATCATGGGCTGGACCGAATTCAGAGATAACCCAGAACTGAGCCGCGCCGAGATGATCCGCCGCGAACTGAGCCAAGAACCCACCGCGGTCAATCCCCGTTCATGGGGTTTTGAATACATGACCGAACGAGGATCAACCGTTTACGCTATTGGCTGGAGTGACGCGCCCGACCGGCCGCGTTATTACTTCGGGCTTGTGTGCCTGACAAGCCGCCACCGGTCCGAGTATTTCGGACGAGCATTCAGTTACAAAGACATGACCGAAGACATGGGCCCGAACTACTACGACGCACCCGCCAAGATGCTCGATATGCTCGACAAACTGGCACCGAATCCGCCCGGACAGTACGCCGCAGGGTGGCGCCAAGCCTGCCGCGACCGCATCGCCGCAAAAAAGGCCCGCACCGTATGGCAGGCAGGCGACCGCGTGCAATACGGCCGAGAAGCCTACACCCTCAAAAGACCGGCAGGACCGCGTAGGGGCTGGATTGTGACGCACGCTAGCGGACTGGATTACCGCTTGCCGGCCCGCGCACTCAGCAACGCCCGCCGACTTGAGCCGGGCGAAGAGCCATTCCGGCCGACCAAGCAAGTAACCGCCGCCGAAATTATCAGGGGGACCCATGCTGCCACCAATTAACCACGCCATGCCACACCCCGACGACGACAGCGAGCCGGAACCCTGGCCGCTTGCAGAAGCGATCGAGCACGCCTTGCGCGTGCTACGCGACCCGGACGCCGATACATGGGCGCGCCGCTTTGCGGCCGACCAGCTTGGCTATGCCCACGAATCAGCACAGGACCAGACGCCATGAAGTACAGTTTCACACCCGCCAGCAGCAACCGCAAAACTGGCCCGATACCGACGACGAACACCAGCCGCGAATCGTGCCCCCCATCGTGCCCGCACTACCGAGCCGACTGCTACGCCGAGGACTTTTTTACCCGCATTCATTGGGACCGCGTGACCGACCGGGGATTTTCGCTTGACGAACTCACCGCCCGCATTAAACGAATGCCCGCCGGCCAATTGTGGCGCCACAATGTAGCCGGTGATTTACCCGGACAGGGTGAAATAGTGGACGCCCACGAACTGGGGCAGATTGTCCGGGCGAACCGCGGCCGCAGAGGGTTTACCTACACCCACAAGAAAAGCCCGCTGGCTTTGCACTGGGCCCGCGCCGCGACTGACTGGGGTTTTACCGTGAACATCAGCGCCGACGATGCAGGGGAAGCCGACAAGTATGCCGCGCAGGGTTTGCCTACTGTGTGCATTGTGCCAATGGACACCCCGAAACACACCGCCACGCCCGCCGGCCGGCCAATCCTAGTATGCCCCGCGCAAACAACGGAATACATGACATGCGCATTATGCGGACTGTGCCAACGCCCCGACCGCCGGCAAATTATCGGGTTTCGGGCACATGGAAGCAAAGCCCGACAGACAGACGCCCGCGCCCGCCGCATTATCCCGATTTATACGGAGGCCGCACCATGCGCCAGCAAATGACCGCCCGCTATTCCGGCCGATGCCACGCCACCGGCCACACAATCCGGCCGGGTGATTTGATCGAATATGACCGCGCCACCCGTCGCGCTTATCTCATCGACCGCGCCCCCACAATCAGCGCCGCGGCCGCAATGGTCCAAGACATGGACCCGGAAATCGACCCCGACACCGCCGAGGCCGTCGGCCGATACATGGCGAGCCGCCCCTACAGGTCCGATATTTTCCGCGCCAATGGACGCGAATACTACCGCAACAGGGCCGGACGCTGCGAAGACGCGCCGTGTTGCGGATGTTGCAACTTTTGAAAATTTCAGCCCATGCCCTCCCGCCGAGGGCATGGACGGGAATTGTCCCGACACAGGAGAAAAGCGAATGGACGAATACAGCCAGCGCGTTAAAGAATGCGCCGAACAGGGCCAAGCACTGGCCCGCATGATGGCCGCAGATGGCCGGATTGAGCCACTCTACCTATACCACCGCCCAAGCCAGCCAGGACAGCCAGGGCGCCTATTTTTGGCCCGAGATAGCGCACCAGTGCCGCCCGGTGTTGTCTTGACCGCCGGCGAAGGACTGCGCGGGAATGTACCTTATGAGCACTATTTCCAATGGATTTACGACCGCGCACGCCGTGCCCCAATCCTTTCCATGGAGGAAGCATGAACCACACCGCCGCCGAATACATAAACGCCGGCCACAGGTACGAACAGGGCAAGACAGGCCCCGACACCCTCCGGCGCATGATTGAATCAGAACTTATCGACGACCGCGCCGAAGCCCGCCGCCTAATCGAGGCCGGCCGCGCCGAAGCCCGGAGGGCGCCCGCATGAACTGGCCATTCCCGCCATTTCCGAACCCGCACGACCGACCGGGCCGGGCGCCCGCGCACCCGGACCCCGAGCCCGCCCCCTTCGTGGGGATTGATTGCGAGACAGCTGCCTGCTGATTGCGAGACAGCTGTTAATTGAGAGACAGATTTCAGGAGTAAAACCATGAGCAAACAGGACAACCTTTTTTCACAAAACGAAACCATGAAAAATCAACGAACCATCAAAGACACAGACGACTTGTCGGTGGCCTGGAACAAGGCCGCTGAACAAACTTTTTTAAATCGCAAGATTGTCGGAACGCGCTACATGACAAGAGCGGAGGCCGATGCAATCGGGTGGCATTCTCGCGCCGTAGTTCTGATGCTGGATGACGGGACATTGCTGTATCCCTCGACAGACGATGAGGGCAACGGCCCCGGCGCCCTCTTCACCACACACAAAGAGCACAACACATTCCCACTGTTGCCATGCTGGTGACGGTGTGAAAGCGAAGGCCAAAATGCAACTACAGACCATCAACAGCAAGAGCATCACATGGCAAAGGGTGCCGATTGATTGCGAGGAATATACCGCTGCATTCTGCGCGGACGGCGACGGCATCCTGCAGCTTGTGAAGTATCCGGACAGGTACGAGTTGCTGGACCAACTCGATGTAATCGAGACATGGCCGCGGCCCACGAGGTTGCGCCATATGCTCGACCAGTCCGACCTGTATCTCGCCTGCACTTACCGCGAGATCTGGGAATGCGCCCGGCATCACGAGGGCTAGATCGTGGTGCCGATGCAAGACCACCCACTCACACGCGCCCACATGATGGGCGCACGAGCAACCACCCACCAATCGCTGGCGCAGGCTGCGATGCTGATCCGCGAACTGGAAAAGCGAGAGACCGAACAGACCATCGCCGCGTGCAAACTTGCGGCCGAGGTATTGATTGAGAGGAAGATGCCATGATGTACCGCATACGCGTGCAGCGCACGGGCTTTGAACTTGAGATGCTATTGCCTGCCGAGAGCCGGGCCGATGCGATTGGCGTGGTAATGCGCACTGCAATACTGTACGATGGACCAGATCAAGAAACCAAAATTATTTCAGTCCATGAACAAGCCGCCGACCCACTCCCGATTCTCAATCCACATCCATGAGGACGAAAAAGGCCGACTCACTGTTGTTTGCGAGACAGTTGGAAGGTGCGAGAACAGTCTGGATCTGGGCTGTCAGGTCATGGCCAACCTGATCGACGTGGCCGAGGATAACCCCGGCTACGTCGCGGTCCAGCATCTCACCTACTCACAAGATTGGCAATGAGCGATCCATTCAAAATCAACGGCCCCACTTGCATCAGTTTCAGTGGGGGCAGAACAAGTGCGTACATGCTTTGGCGCGTACTGCAAAGCAACAATGGGTTACCAAACGACGCCGTTGTTTGCTTTGCCAACACTGGCAAGGAGGATGAGGCGAAGCTTCGCTTTGTGCAAGACTGCGCCAGCAATTGGCAAGTCAACATTACTTGGCTTGAATACAGGGATGGAAGTCAATGGTCTGTTGTTGACTTTGAGAAAGCAAGCCGAAGTGGTGAGCCGTTCGAAGCCGTAATCAGGCAGCGAGGCGGGTACCTTCCAAATCGGGTTGCCAGATTCTGTTCAAGCGAATTAAAGACTCGCACCATGCACAGATACCTAAAGGCGCAGGGCTGGGAGGACTGGGACACATTCATAGGAATTAGAGCCGACGAGCCGCGCAGGGTTGCAAAGTTTCGCGCCAATCCACGGCCAGAATACAAAGGTGAAGAGGTTCATATGCCGCTGGCAATATCCGGGGTGTCGTCCAAAGATGTTGGTAGTTTTTGGCAACAACAACCTTTTGACCTTCGGCTTCCGAACATTCAGGGGAAGACGATGCACGGCAACTGCGATCTGTGTTACCTAAAGCCAGCAAGCCAAGTGCTATCTCTGATTACGGAGAAACCAGAACGCGCAGTATGGTGGGCTATGCAAGAAAAAAGGGCCGAGGCATTTGCTGTCGCCGCGGCTAGATTTCGTGACGACAGGCCTTCATACGCGCAGATGGCTGAGTTTGCTGCCCAGCAAAAGGACATGTTTGACCCCTCCGAAGAGGGTATTGCTTGTTTCTGCGGGGATTAAAGCATCGCCTTGTTCAGTGACTGTGAGAACTTGAACATACCAACCTGCTTGTGTAGATCATTTGCATCCATGCCCACCGCGGGCGGCATCCAATACGGCCAGCCTATGCGCTTGGCCGCATCCTCCCCCGTCCTAGACTCATCGTTGTCGGCAATCACCAGGCCCACGGGCAGGGCCGATGCAATCTTGATCATGTTGCCGGCCGAAAAGCAAATGTGCAGGGTGTAGCGCCGCTTGAGTGTCTTCATCGCAGCCCTGATTGAGAGACCGGTGGCATAGCCCTCACAGAGAATGTGCGGGCCCTTGTTGTCGAACACAAACTCCGCAGCACTGGTGCGCTGGCCAAAAAGAAACTTCTTCTCCCCGTCCTCGCGGATAAGTTGACAGCCCACAAGCCTGTGCCCGACCCGCATGGGGATGACCAGCACCAAACCATCCTCGGTCTTCCACACGTTGCCCTGCTCATCCTTGAAACCCTTGGCCTCAAGGTACGGGTGATGCGCAATCTGACACTGGTGCATGATCCAGCCAGCCTTCTTGGCCGCTGCTTCTTGCTGCTCGATGCGCCTGCGCTCGGCCTGCTGTGCGTCGCGCCTGATCTTGGTCATGTCCACAGACGCAGAGGCATCACCTTTCCAGACCTCCACCTCGGTGTTCATGGCCCAGTTTTGAACGAAGCCGTGCGTGCCCATGAACTTCACGGCGCCGTTGCGCTTGCGCTGGTGATCTTCTGTGGGGTATCTGCGCCACACTCCGATCGGCGGCAAGTGGTCAATCAAAATGCCGTGCGCCCGTGCGAATGCAATGAAGTCAATCATCGGTCTGCTCCATGATCAGGCGGCTGATGCACTTGCCGTAGTTCGTGTCCGGGCGGTCAACGTCCCACTGCTCGGCGATCTTTGCGCAGGCCTGCCTTTCAGCGAGGCGCACCTTGATTGCGAAAGCACGCACCTCATCGGCGGTGTATGCCTTGCGACGCTCTCCGCCCATAGTTGTGACGATCTTTGCTCTAGGCATTTTCATGCTGACTTCCTTCCTTTAAGGTAGCGAATCAACGCCGCTTTGACCGCTTTTTCGAACTCAATACTAGGCGTCTTGATTTTCGTATCGTCGAGACCACGAGGCCAGACACCGAAGCGGTCTTTGTACGTGTGCGCCGCACGGCCGGGGTTCCATCCTGCGTATCTGACTTTGTATTGGCACATTGACCACCAGTCTTGCTTGCTTTCCCAACTGTGCTTGCCGGTCATGGCAAGCTCCTCCATCGTTCCGGGTAGTGAACCAACCTTGCTTGTGCGCTGGCGCACATGGCCACATTGAATGCAGGTGTCTGACCCAGAGGGCCACAGAGCCGAACACTTCGGGCACTTGGACGCCTCCTTTTCCTTTTGTGTTTTTTCCTTCCGGGCCTTCTTGTCTTTGTTGGCATCGAGAGACTTAGTGCCCTCGTGAAATAGCTCGTCCCAATCCTCTTGAAACCGCAGCCAGTTACCAGCGTTGTCCTGCACCACGCAAAATTTCTTGTCGGGGTGCGGGCGAGCCCCACGACCAACCATCTGAACGTGCATCGAGAACGCCTTGCGCAACGGCTTGGCAATGACCACATGCTCAACGCCCGTATTGTCAAACCCGCGGGTCAGGATGTCCGAAGAGATCACGCCAATGATGTCTGTGTCAGGCTTGGCAAAGTCCTCCAGAACCTGCTGCTTGTACTCTTCATCATCCAGATAGCTGATCTGAACAAAGTTCAGGCCGACATCAGCAAACCGCTTGACCAACTCCGTGCCGTGCGCCACCCCTGAACTGAAGACGATGGTCTTTCTCGGCTCCCCCCACACTTCGTGAGCGATGCGAACGTAGTCGGCCACGACATCGCCAACGATCATCAGGCCGCGCTTTTCCAGCTCGTCCTTTTGCCACTCACCGGCCGTGACTTTGACGCCCGTGGTGTCGATCTCAGTGGCAACGAACACGCGGTACGGCACAAGGAAACCTTCCTGCACCAGCTGCTCCATGCTCACCACGTTTGTGATGCTGGTGAAGTAATCTCCCAGCTCTGGGTGATAAGGCGTTGCTGTCAGCCCGAGGATCTTCACGTTCGGGTTGCCTTTGATGTACGACTTGAGAGACTTGCGCATGACCGCATGGATCTCGTCAACGATGATGAGATCTACCGCGGGCCATGAGCCCATCTTCTCAATGGTCTGAATGCTGGCCACCTGCACGTTCTCATACGGGCGATACCGCCAGTGGCCTGCCATGTACACGCCATGATCCATGCCGTGCCTGTCGAGGTGCCGCGAGAACTGATCGACCAGCACCCGACGGTCGCAAACGAACATGGTCTTTGAGCCCTTCTTGCGTGCGGCATCGAGGATGCTCAGGGCCATGATGGACTTGCCCGCACCGGTTGCTGCCGCGAGGACTTGCCGGACATGGCCCTGCTTAAATCCTTCGCGCAGCCCCTCGATGCTGGACTCTTGATAAGGTCTTAACTCAAACATTTGGTTCTCCTGCCGGTACATGCCCACCGGCTTGGGCTTTTCTTATTCACTGCTAACGAACGTGCTCCACTGCCGCTCTGTGACGGGCACGCCAGTCATGTAGATCTTTGCAATGTAGATCATCCGCATTTTGTTGTCCGGCTGTGCAGCCAGCCTTTCAGCCTCGTCTTTTGCACTTTTGAGTGTGTTGTGGACCACGCACGGGTGGTTTCTGCCCTCGACGTAAACCATGTAGCTCATGGGGACTCCTTGAGTTTGCGGTTGAGGATTGCAATCTGTTTGCGCATCTGGTTTGCCTCTGCTTGGAATGCGTCCCGGCTTGCCTTTACCGCCACCAGCTCAATCTCAAGGACGCGGATGCGCTCTTTCTGCTCTGCGATGATGGCCGCTGCCGAAGCCTTGTCCTCCTCGGTGCCGCCCATGTGCGCAATCGCAAGGCGTGCAGACAGATCTTGATTCTCTTTGGTGAGAACTTCGATGAGCTCCTTCTCGCCGTTTTCGATCTCTTGCTTAGGCTCTTCCTTATCAGGCTCCGGCGCCACTTGTTTTTTGCCCGGACGGCCCGGCGCCCGCGCTTTGGTTGCGACCTCTCCGTTCGGTGTTGTGTACTTCACCTTGTCGGTCTTCGGCGCTTGGCTGGAGTTGCGCAGATTGGCGACAAATGTTGGCGAAACTCCACAACGACGTGCAATCTCTGCATTGCTCCACTGTTGCCACTCAAAATCTTCAAGGAGGGACATCACTGACTTGCGCTTGTCGGCGTATGTCCTGCGAAGGCCGTGCTTTGCATTGACGCCTGCAGCGTACAACTGTGCATCACGGAATGTGCCATTGATGACCTCGCACGCCACGCTGACCTTGCTGGCCCGCTTGTTTGCGTGATAGCGGTGAAAGCCATCGGTCAGATAGTAATGAACCCCGTCGAAGTGGACCGTCAGGGGCGGAAATACATCTCCTTTCTCAACGTCGTGAGCGTAGTCGGCAACTGTTTCCTCGTTGATCTCGACGCGTGACTGCAGCCGTTCATCGAGAACCAATGCTGCAATGTTCATGTTCTTAATCATGTGTTCTCCTTGTTCATGTTCCATCCTAAGTAAAACCATCGCCAGTAAGTCTGGATGTTTTGGCTCGCGTATTTCTTGCCATCCCAGACCGGCGGCGTCCTGCCCTTGGCAACGATCAGGGCTTCAAACTTTCGCCTTGCTTCATTCACTGCTTTCTCCTTCTAAAACTTTTCTTCGGTACTCCGGGTTCAGTATTACTCCCCTTGCTTTGGTTATGGCTTCTTCGTATTCCAGCCTTGACACAGATGTGCGCTGCAGATCGTGGTATTCGTACAGATCTCTCAAGCACTGAAGTGCTGGCCCGGTAATGCCGTACTTGCCGGTCTTGAGAAACTTTTGCTCCGCCTCGTGCATGTGCTGCCATGCCTGTCTAGCCACGGGCAACACCTCTATGCCGATGCCCTCGTGGGCCATGACCGCAGCGATTGCAGCCATGACGGTCATCATGCTGTGGTCTGAATCGACCGCGGCCCCGGTGCGAAAGGACTCTATGGCGCTGAGTTCCGCCCGGCGTAGATGATCGAGCTGTTTTGCCTCTGGCAGAGCGGCGCCCTCGATGGCCATCGTTACTGGATTGATCAGCTTCCACACCTTGCGCCTTGTTTTTTTCCTTGTCATTTGTCACCTCGTTGGGCACAATTTTACAGAAAACCACACGCAATGCAACAGGCAGGTTTGCCCTATTGCTAACTGACAGCAACGATGCTAAAGTGGCACCGCAATCAAAGCGTTTTGATTGCCGAACAGGAAAAGTCATGAAACTTAAACACAAGGTATTCTTAGTTGCATCATTTCTGGTTGGGGTGGTAAGCGCCAACCAGTTCTGGGATGGCAACAAACTGCTGGCGAGGATGACTGGCGATTACCAAGACCAGTCCCACGCCTTGGGCTATGTGCTGGGAGTGGTTGATACCGACGGCAAGCGCAAGGTGTGCGCCCCACCAAATGTCACGGCCGGACAGCTTAATGACATCGTGATGCATCAGTTGCAGACGCGACCAGAGGTGCGCCACTTCCCAGCCGATGTGATTGTTCTTGGATCGCTGGCCCGTGTGTGGCCTTGTGATCGCAAAGGTAACTCTTCTTAACCCGACACGGTGGCGGGATTTCCACCGGATTTCAGGAGAAGACGATGCATGAAGCAGTTAAGGCGCAGGTCCATGAAATGGCCACCTACGTCAAAGACGGAGTAACGTATGTCCCGCATTATCGAAACAGCAACATCTTTGTTGGGCCGGGGTATCCAAGACGTACCCAGAGGAGATACACAGAGATTGAATTGCAAGAGGCCGGGGCGGTCAAAACCCCATCCTTTCTTTGGTCAAGAGGCTTCGTTGGTGAAGTTTCTGACAAAAACCCTTAAACACTGGAGACTGAAATGAGAAAACTGTTTATTGCACTGATCCTCGCCGCCAACCTTGCGCCCAGCATTGCGCTGGCGAGGGCTGGGACGCTTGTCCGTTGTGACTATGTAAGCACTTCACAGGGCGGTAGGTACATCGGGACGTATTGTGTGGACTATCAATGTTCATACACCACCACCCGGATGTTCACCTCTTACTGCCCGTTCAGCATATGACCCGCGAACAAATAATCCGCATGGCGCGGGAGGCTGGCGTGTTATCGGGGTATGAGTCCGAGTTGTTTCAACGCTTCGCCGCCCTTGTCGCTGCTGCCGAGCGTGAGGCGTGTGCTGATCTTGTTGATTGCAACGCGATGGCCCTCGACAACCCGATTTATCGAAGCCTGCTGCAAGCGAACGCCGCCGCCATCCGAGCAAGGAGTAAACCATGACAGACAACATCAAACCATTTCTCAAAGTTACGACAGCCGACAACTCTGATGCCATAAATATGCTGGAGCAGTGGCTGGAAGACGCAAAGTCTGGGGAGATCGTCACAGTGGCTATTGTTGGCAAGCGCGTAGGCGGCGAATGGCAGACCGGCATGAGCAGTAGTCAGAACCGCCTTGAGGACGCCGCAATGCTCATTGAGTTGGGGATGCGTCGGCTTGGCTTTAACTTACAAAGGTAACGTATGCGAAAGAGCTTACATCTTGACTACAAAATTGCGGAGGCGGCATGACTGATCTTTTACGCAGAGCATGGGCCACGTTGTATACGTTTAAGCAGGCTTATCCAGAAAATTGGCATGAGGACGACGAACAGGTTTTGAAAGACCTGATGCGGGCAGACTTAAAACTGTCTGGCGTGAAGCTCAAGTGGCATGGACTGACGGATGAAGAATTCGATGCAATTTACGAAGCGCATCACAACCAATATGGGGAATGTGAGTCACCAAACTTTGGTTATGAACGTGCTATCGAAGTTAAGCTCAAGGAGAAGAACAATGAGTGACGAAACACAGCTATCAGTGAAGACCATCTTCCTGATCATTACGGCGTCGAGTCTGGTGAAGGAGAAGGTGAAGCCATGAGATTCGGATCAGTATGCAGCGGCATTGAAGCGGCCTCAGTAGCGTGGCATCCACTTGGATGGCAAGCTGCGTGGTTCTCGGAGATCGAGCCGTTTCCCAGCGCGGTGCTGGCCCACCACTACCCTGATGTCCCCAACCTTGGAGACATGACACTACTGCCAGAGCGCATCCTCTCGGCTGAGGTCGAGGCACCAGACCTATTTTGTGGTGGCACACCATGCCAAGCCTTCTCGGTGGCCGGTCTTCGTAATTCTCTGGACGATGCCAGAGGCAATCTTTCACTCATATTCGCAGGTATCGCAAATGCAATTGACCATGTTCGATCTGTTCGAGGAGACGATCCGGCAATCATCTTCTGGGAGAACGTCCCAGGAGTCCTCTCAACCAAAGACAACGCATTCGGCTGCTTTCTTGCAGCACTTGCCGGGGAAGATGATCCGATCATCCCATCAGGGGAAAAATGGACAAACGCAGGTTGTGTGTATGGTCCCCAAAGAGCAGTCGCGTGGCGAGTCCTTGACGCCCAATATTTCGGAGTGGCCCAACGACGCCGTCGTGTGTTCGTTGTCGCAAGTGCTAGAGCAGACTTTGATCCCGCAGCGGTTCTTTTTGAGTTCGACGGCCTGCGCCGGGATACTGCGCCGAGCAGAGAAGCGGGGCAAAAGCCTGCCCCTTGCGTTACAAACGGCCCTCCTTTCAGTCGCACAGGCAACGAAAGAGTAGAGGCTGAGGCTATGGTGGTAGCCGTACGAAAGGTTGCTTTAGGTGAATACTTGGATGATGGCGTTGCCAGCACCATGAAAGCTAGGGACTACAAAGAGGCAACTGATCTGGTGGCACAAACTTTTTCAATCCCAGCAATTGGGCACATTGTTAAAGATGATGTGGCAAGCACCATGACAAGACACACTGGTAGTGGATCTGGAGAAACTCAAAACCCTGCATTTGTGGCGCAGCCAGCCTACGCAATCCAAGGCAGCATGATCGGTCGCAACGACAATGCTAGCCCGCAAGGTGATGGCATCAATGAAGAAGTATGCTTTACGCAGAACACAATTGATCGCCATGCAGTGGCGCAGCCAATCGGTTGGGACGAGGAGTTGAACGCCAGCACCGAGCAGTCTGGAACCCTGCTGCGCGGCGGTCAGGGCGGTCGCCATGATGGCGTCATGACATCGACCATGCAAGTGCGCCGTCTTACGCCAGTTGAGTGCGAACGCCTACAAGGGTTCCCCGACAACTACACCAACATCCCTTGGCGCAAGAAAGATGAGTCGCCTGATGGCCCACGGTACAAGGCGCTGGGCAACTCATGGGCGGTGCCAAATGTCAGATGGATCGGCCAACGGATCGCAGAGCATTTGAAAGCCCATCCCTAAAATCCCCATTCCCAAAAGAAGTGGTATGTCGAGGAAACTGAAAAAGTGAGTGGCGATGAGTGACGAAACCGAAATGTCTGTAAAGACCATCTTCCTGATCATTGCCGTTGCGTTGCTGATCTTCTGGCACGCTGTGATCTACTTCATTTATTGGGGGCTGACATGAGCAACATGCCAATTCACAACGCCGCGAGGGACAAAGCGTGGGCCGCTTTCATCTCAAGGAAAACCATCAAGGATATGTTTCCGCAGGATTTCAAGTTCCCGCTTGACCGTGGGTACTACGAGCTTTGGTGTCAATGCTGGGACAAGGCGTGGGATGCAGGGTTCAAAGACGGCTACAAGGCTGGCGAGGAGTCAAAATGATCTGTGACGATTGCGATACTGTGGCGTACTGCACCAAGCACGGGTGCGTCCCGAAGCAACCCACACCGGAGGACGAGGAGTTCACCCGAGTGGAAACCGAGAGCAAGCTGCGACAGCACCTCATCCACCACATCACCCACAAGACCGACCCTGTGGATGACTTCCGGGCTCGGCTGGCGCAGGCCATCGAGGCGATGCCTTTTGGAGACACCGCAGCCAGCTTTGCAGCGTTTGTGAGGCAGTTCAAGTGACCCGTCCCCTGAGGCGGGTTTTTTCTAGGTGCTTTCCCTAGTATGGTGCAAAAAAGCAACAGTTACTTGCGCCAATCAGTCTGATCCCAGTTGCCTTTGCCGTGGTTGCACTCGTGACAAAGGATCTGAAGGTTGCTGATTTCCATGGCCAGAGATGGCCAGGCTTTGCGCGGTTTGATGTGGTCTACGTTCATCACGGCACCCGCGGCTGGCGTAGCCCCGCAGCACATGCACTTCGGTCCGTACTTCTTGAGGGCCTCCATACGGAGCTTGCGCCACTCGTAGGTTTCTAGGAACTCCTTAGAGGTTACATCTACGCCCGCGACCTTTGTGGGTTGTGGCCGACTTGGGATGGTCGTCCGGACATCGCTTCGCAGCTTTTGCTGCCTCCTGGCCTTCTTCGCCGCTTTCCGGGCCCGCTGCTTTTCGGCTTTGCTTTGTTTCGGCGGAGGCGCCGGCTTGGCGTCTATCTGCTTTTGCCTCTCACTCTTCTTCTCGGCCTCTCTCTCGATCTTCTTGCTTGCCCTGATCTTTGCCAGAAACTCCATGCGCTGATGAGGTGTAGCGTTCTTCCAGGCCTCTGATGTGAACAAGTCTTCCATGTGAGTCCGAGCGAGTGAGTGAGCGATTTTCGGGAAAGCTATGCCTAACGGTGACCGTGGCCACCTACATAGCATTACCTGAGTCGTCGGTCGTTCGCTCGCTTCATCAGGGGGTGTGTAAAGTTGTTCGCCACACCCTATCTCCCAACGTTATCCGCTCAACATGCGGCATTCCCTGACCACACCGTCGGGAGGCGACCCTACCCTCGCCACCGTGTACCGTCTCAATGAAGGACTGGATTGGTATAGCTACTCTACGATCACTCTATCCCTATGCGCCCGGCTGGGGATGCTTCTGTCCGGGGTACAACACAAGCCAGAACTGTAGTGACCCTGCTCCTTGGGAACTACGCTTTGGCTGCGCTCCGTGACGGCCACAGTTACTCACTTCCTTCACCCTCGGTATGAGATCTTTCCCGCTAGACTCTTGCGTCGGCCGCCGCAGCAGGTGAGGGGGCGCGAACGCCCATGAAAAAAGCCGCTTACAACTACGATCCGGTAGCAACCTTAACTGATGACTCTCCCACTGAAAGCATCGGGTAAGGCGGATCGTATGTGTAAACGGCCTTAGTTTCTCGTCGCTTGCTACGGCAACGCCCCCAGTATACCAAGAAGTCCCAAGACGTTGCAAGAACATATAGGGTTTGTGCAAAAACGACACGATGTCGCTTTTGAACCGCCTAAAAAAGAAACCCCCCTCACGTCTGAGGTGAGAGGGGAAACAACCTTTTCAAAGGAAAACCATGAAGCGGCAACTGCTTGCCGCGGTTTCACTTTAGCCGCATTGCTTGAGCAGCGCAAGGGCCTCCTCTACGCCCGTCACAATGTGCAGGTTATCGCCGGGCCAGCGGTCATGAAACTTCTGCTCCGCGGGCGATAACTGCCTCGCCGAGGGCGGGAGCCTGCCATTCTTGACCTCCAGCAGCAACGTGTGCCCCCGATACCACACCAGCAAATCAAACCGGCCGGCGTCATTGATGGTCTCCACATGGGCGCCGCACGCCTGCAGAGCAGAGATGATCTGGTCCTCATTGGCGTCCCGGCGTGCAGCCATCCTCATAAGGGAAAGTCCTTAGATAAAAACATATTGCATCCAGTCTATCAGGTGTTGACATGTCTGGGAATCTACCTGCTATAATCAACCACAGACTACCTGATATAAATGGCGAGCAGTCGAAAGGCGAGGTGGGGTCGGCCAAGGTCCTGACCGGCTCGGCAAGGGCTGACAACAGCCAGAAGGATCAATCCTTCTGAGTGTTGTGCGAGCCTTGGACCGGCAAGGTCGGGAGTGGAGAGCATGGGTGAGGTCAGGCACGGCAAGCACTGGCAAGGGCTGTTTACAGCGGGGAGGCGACTCAACGAGCCGCTTCTTCGGTGGCAACACCATTTGGCGGGCTACGGTTAGCAAAGCTATGGCTTGGAAGCGCACCGATTGGCCGGGATCGCTAGGGATCGGCAAGGGCTGTTAACAGCGGGGTGAATGTTCAATGAGCTTTCACTTCGGTGGCAACACCAATTGGCGTGGCTGTACTCGGCGAGAGCGCGGTCAGGCTCGGCCGGCAAAGCTGTGGCATGGGCTGCAATGCAGCGGGATGGGTCTTTATCGAGGATTCATTCCGATGCAAAGGTGCATCAATCAACTACAGGAAAACCATGAAGACTGTTTCAATTCAAATCACCGGCAAATCGCCGCTGCTCATGCACTCGGACCGATTTGCCAACCCGCTGGACCCGTTGACCAAGGCCCACAAAGAGCTGACAGGCAAGCGCAAGAAGACCGACGACGACCACATTGCCATCGCCCGCAGCGAGTTCATCGGCGGCTGCTACTGGCGCAAAGATGTTGGCTTCTACATTCCGGCACAAAACCTCGACGCCTGTTTGATCGCCGCGGCCAAGCTCCAAAAGCTGGGAGTCAAGTTCAAGCAAGGCGTGCAGGTGCTGGAAGACGAGCTTCAGTTTGAAGGCTACGAACGCAAAACCCCCGAGCAACTCTGGAGCGACGCCGATCATGTGGACTGCCGCGGCGTCAAGGTCGGCACCTCAAAGATCATGCGCTACCGCCCCATCCTCCGCAAATGGAGTGTCAAAGCAACCATCGTCGTCAACGAGGACGTGGTGAACATCAGCGAAGTCAAGAAGGCCGCACAAGACGCCGGCGCACTGATCGGGCTTGGCGACTACCGCCCGCGCTTTGGTCGCTTTAACGTGGACTTCATATGACAGAACCGACCCTGTTCCCGGCCTGGAAACAGGCCGTCAGGGTGCTGCTCGATGAGGGACTAACCTATGGCAGCACCGTTACACGGAAACGCCTTGCAGACCTCTGTCAGGTCAGACAGCCAGAGAGCATCGAGGATGTGCGGCGCTACGACTTGGAGCTACTCACTTGCATCACGGAGATCAAGGACGTTTTGCTTACCGCTCACTGCATGTTGCTGGTCACCGACAACAAGGGCGCATACGTCGTTATCGCGCCAGAGTCGCAGACCCAGTATGCGGTGGACAACGGCATCAAAGCCATCGGCCGCGAGATGAAGAAGATGTCAATGGCCGTCAGCTTTACAAAGACGGACCTTCTGTCTGACGCAGACCGGGCCAAGAACGCAGACGCCCAGGCAAAGATCGCCATGCTTGCTGGGATGGTCAAGACCAAGGGCGCCGATTTATTGAAACTATCAGAACGGAAACCTGAATGAAGCTCACCAACAACTTCAACCTGCCCGACACATTCGTCAACGTCATCAGGCGTCCGCAGTACGATAAAGGAGATAGCCAGATCTCTGCCACAGAGATCCTCAACTCTCCCCGTATCGTGCAGCTCAAGCGCAAACACTGGGATGATTTGAGTGAAGACGCAAGCGATATGGTCTGGAGCCTGTTCGGCTCTGCGGTTCACAACATCTTGCAGCACGGCAAAGACGACCACCATGTTGTCGAGCAGCGCATCTTCACCGAGTTCCACGGATGGAAGATCTCGGGCGCGATCGACCTGCAGGAAGTCTACGAAGACGGCATCGTCATCAGCGACTACAAAGTTACCGGCGCTTGGGCCGCGCAAAACGGCAAGCAGGACTGGATCACGCAGCTGAACCTGTATGCGTGGCTGGTCGAGAGGGTCAAACAGCAAAAGGTCAAGGCCCTCAAGATCGTGACCATCATCAGGGACTGGTCCCGCCGGGACGCACAGTCCAAGCCAGACTACCCGCAGTCACCAGTCTGGGTCATCGACATCCCACTGTGGAACTACGAAGACCGCGAGGCCTTCATCCGCCGCAGGCTGGACATGCACAACGACGCGTTCTTTGCCGCTCACGCAGAAGGCGAGATGCCCCTGTGCTCTTCAGACGACATGTGGGAAAAGCCCACCATGTATGCCATCAAGAAAGAGGGCAACGTCCGGGCCAAGAGTGTTTACGAAAAAAGAGAAGACGCCGAAGAGGCACTCAAACAAATCGAATACGCCGCAAAGAAGGGCGAGAAATTCTTCCTAGAAGTCCGGGAAGGAAGCAGGACCCGGTGCGAAGGCTTTTGTCAGGTCGCGCCGTTCTGCAGTCAGTACAAGGACTATCAATCAACTAAGTCAAAGGATTAATTCATGGCATCACAACGCATTTATCTCGTAAGCGGACCGACCGGGATTCGACTCGTGAAAGCGTCTGTCGCATCTCAGGCCATCTCTCATGTGGCCAAGTCAGAGTTCAGCGCAAAGGTCGCTTCGCAAGACGATCTTGTTGAGGCCCTTGGAGACAGCATCAAGGTGGAAAACTATTCAAACGATCAGGAGCAGGCATGAGCAACTTTTTGTCTATTGCCTTTTTTGCTTGGATCTTTGGCGCGTGGCTTACGCACGTCATCACTTGCATCGCAACATCGAAGTGGCTATTCCTGCTGGCGGGCGCCATTTTCTTCCCAGTTGGTTGTGTTCACGGAACCGGCATTTGGTTCGGTTTGTTTTGAGGGGTTATCATGAAAGTCTACGCACTTAATTTCATGGCGCCAGATATTGAGTATCTGATCTCTTCCATCGAGTTACGCGCCGCATCCATCGTCGAGGGCATCAGGATGCAGATCGAAAGCCAAGACGCCCGGCCAGAAGATCCTCATATGGAGGACCCCTTCAAGGATGTGCAGCCCGCAGTCAAACCGCAGGAGGTTCAATGGGGATACAAGAAAGACGGCACGCCAAAGCGCCGACCCGGAAGAAGGGCACGCTCATGAAAATCAAAGAGTTCTTCTTCGATTTTGAGGCTGCGCCCATCAGCGACAACATCCTTCACGGCCCGATCACCACAGACCTGATGGAGTACATCCAACAGCGCAACGAAGCAAAACGCAAGCAGTCCATCGAGCTCCTCGGTGAGAAGTGGCTGCTCCATCCAAGCAACATCAAGCGCAGGGAGGCGCAATGACAGAGAACTACTACATCAAGCTGGCGTCAGTTGACATCAGCAAAGAGATGGAGAAAAAGCAAAACCTCTCGTACCTTTCATGGGCTTACGCAGTTGACAAACTGATGCGCCAAGACCCGATGGCCAACTGGGAGTTCCATGCGCCCGAGATGTACGGCGAGACCATGATGATCTCTTGCACGGTCACGGCCTTTGGCAAGCCCATCAAGATGCACCTGCCGGTCATGGATCACAGGAATCAGGCGGTCAAGAATCCAGACGCCTTCGTGGTCAACAAGAACATGATGCGCTGTCTGGTCAAGGCCATCGCCTGCCACGGTCTGGGCATCAATGTCTACGCCGGCGAGGACCTGCCTCTCGACGAGGACGGCCACGTCAGCAAGCCCGCGCCAAAGGCAAAGGCGCCGCCAGCGCCCACACCAGCACCGCCGCCCAATAAGATCGAGGGCAAGGAAGGACCTTGGCAGCTCAAGGCCCAGATTAAACCGGCAGAGGGCAACTTCGTGGAGTGGGCAGAGATCGTCATCGAGTCCACCAACATCATGTTGGGTATGGCGCAGAGTGAGGCTGATGTTATGGCCATCTTCCGCACCAACACCAACATCTACAACCGCATGAAAGAAGAGCCCGGCAGCAGCGCCTACCAAGCCCTGCTGGAAAACTTCAAAAACGCCAAATCTCGATTCACAAACAAGGAAGAAGAATGAACGTCATCACCATTGCTGGCACGGTCGGCAAAGACGCCGAGATGAAATACCTCAACGACGGCACGGCCATTGCCGCGTTCTCTGTAGCAGATAGCCAAGGCAAGGACAAAACTGTTTGGTGGAACTGCTCGATGTTCGGCAAGCGGGCCGAATCGCTTGGCCAGTACATCCTCAAAGGAACGAGGGTCACGGTCTCCGGTCAGGTCACAGAGGATTCTTGGACCGACAAGAACGGCCTTGAGCGCAAGTCCATGAAGGTCCGCGTCAACGACATCGCCCTGCAGAGCAAATCAGAACCACGGCAAGAGGCGGCTCCAAAGCAAGAGCCGGTGATTGACGAGGGCGAAATACCGTTCTGATCATGAAGACGCTGCAGTTTGAAGCCGTGAAGGTGGCCCTCAAGCAGGACAAGACGGGCTACATTCTTACCCTGAACATGCACCCAGAGGAGGTTCCCGAGGAACTGCTTCGTGACTTCGTGGGTGCCCGCTATCAGGTGGTCATGGTGAGACTCAACGACGAAAACAGGCCAATGAACAGGGATCAGGAGTACGGCCGCGATCCCGTTCGGACGGCCGGCATTCTGTGCCGCGACAAGATGTTTGCAGAATACCTTTTCCAGACTGGCGCCATCTTTGAGATGGACGAGCAGTCTGTCATAGGTTGGCTCAAGTCAGAGCTGGACATCCAGTCTCGCGCAGAGCTGAAAGAAAACCGCGAGGCCGCACGTCGCCTCTACGCAATACAAGAGGATTTCAATCTATGGAAAACAAGCGTCTGATCCCCTACTCGGTGCATCTGCCAGAGGAGATCTATAAAAAACTCAAGGCCGCGGCTGGTGAGCGAAAAGCATCAGCCCTCGTTCGTGACGCCATCACAATCATTGTAAATGGCGACGACGAATTCAACGGCGGCTACAACAAGGCAGTCTCTGATGTCATCAACATGATCAAGGACAACAGCATTTGCTCACGCATCAGCGTGGACGGCAACACCATCGCAGAGCATCTTGGAGAGCAGCTGCAAGAGATGATCGTCCCTCAGAACACGAAGGGGAAAAAGAATGGCAAAGCGAAAGGCTGACGGGATCGAGATCCTTGTTGCCAGACAAGATCCAATCTCCATTCAAGAGATCACCATGCTCGACTGGTACGCCGCTTTTGCCATGCTCGGCATCAAGGAAGATAGCCCAAAAGATGCGGCCCGTCAGGCCTTTGAAAAGGCCGAGGCAATGCTGACAGAAAGAGCGCAAAGGATTCAATGATGGAACTTCACGACTGGTCAACATACATGCTTCGGTCCAAGCACCACCTCAAGGAGATGGAAAACAAACTGCTGCATAAAAACTACACAGAGATTGCTGCGCACGCCCATGCAATCAAGGATTCGGTCGATAAGGCAATGGCATGGGCTGCAGCCCGCAGGGGCGGGGCTGACATCGTGGAAATCCTTGAGGACAATTTGCCATCTGTTGCGGATGCGCAACGGTACGTCCTGCTTGCGGCCATCCAAGAAATCAAACAGCTGCGCGATGAAAAGAGTTTTTTCCAGCAGGCGGGCAAGTGAACAACCAGATCTCCCTCAAGGAACACGAATACCTGCAGCGACTCAAGACACTGCCATGCTCAGTTTGCGATGAGCCGGGGCCGTCTGACGCCCACCACATCAAACAGGGCTTGCAGTACACCTGCGTAGCCCTGTGCAAATCCTGCCATCAGGGGAGCATTCTCGGCTGGCACGGACAGAAAAGAGCGTGGGCCATCCGCAAAATGGATGAGCTCGACGCACTTAATACCACGATCTCTAGGCTTATCGCACTCATTGAAGAAGAGAAGTGAATACTTTTAGGAGGCCGCAACCAAAACGCTTTGATTGCGCTAGCCCTCAATCTCGGCCATGCGATTATTAAGAACCTTCATTCTGTTAGCAATAAGGTTCTCAACAGATTGAATTGCCTGCCGGTCTGCACCCTTCTCCAAAAGGTCGCGCCTGCGCTGGCGCAGTTT